GGCGTGCGCGTCGTCGGATCCAACACAGGCACCAGCGTGTCCGCTTGCAGGCGCTTCAACTCTTCGTTGCGCAGACCTGCCTGCGCCGAGGCCGCGCCAGCTTGAGCATTGTTCTCCCGTTGCTTACTCTGCTCCGTCTTGCCCTGCTCCCCTACCAGTTTCACCTTCGCCCCGCCCAGCTCGTTGAGCCCTTGCTCGCCGGTGAACTGGTTGAACGTGCCGGCTTCGCCCAGGTTGTTGTAGAGCGCCTTGCCGCCCGTCGCCGCCGTCGCCGCGCCCACCCTCTGAATCTGCGGGTTCGTCACCGTGCCGTTCAGGGCGCCCTGTCGCACCTCCTGATTGAACAACCCGCCCACGATGTCCGACAGGTGCTTGAGGTTGTCGTTCCCGGGCAACGCCCGCGCCGCCGCGATGCCGGTCAGCATGCGCGTCGCGTTCGCCACCAGGTTCGGATCGAACTGCGCAGGAATCACGTCCGCCTGCGCTTGCGACGGCCCCATCTGCGAACCGACCGGCGTGGTGAATTCCGCCACCGGCAGGCTTCCCGTCTCGCGCGACTTCATCCACAGGTCGGCTTGCGGCTGGTTGCCGAAGATCGCGCCGGCCACCTTGCGCGGCGCTGACTCGAGATCCAGCCGCGCCTGCTCCTCCGCCCGTGTCTTGGCATCCAGGGCGTCGCGCTGCGCCAGGTGGTACTCCGCCGCCGCCCGCTGCGAGTCCACATACGCCTGCGCCTTCGCCGCGTCCGCCTGATTCCCGCCACCGAACAGGTTCGCAACCGCCTTCGTCAGCCCGCCACCATGCCCGAACGGGCTGTAGCTCAAGACATTCGGCACCTTGTACGGCATCACCGTCTCCTAGTAGGGTGCGTTACCCACGCCGCCCGGCAACGGGTTCTGCGGCTGCTTCGACTTCTGCCCGGCCCGATACCACATGCCCGTCGCCACCGCGTCGCCCAGGTCGGCCAGCCCGAGCATGTTGCTGTTCGGGTAGATGGCGCTCATGTCCTGATCCGCCACCCGGCCCGCGCCTTGCGCGAAGTTGTTGTTGATCCCGATGTCGCTCCCCGACCGGCCAAGCGCGATGTTGCTGCGCAGCGCGCCGCGGTTGAGCGCCGACATCGCCGCCGTCGTCTTGGCGTATGCCTTCCCCTTGTCCAGCGCACGGGCAATGCTCGCCGCCATGCTCTCGCCGATCTCTTTCGGCGCACCGGGGTTCGCCGTCTGGTAACTCGCCTCGGACAACCCCGCGCTCGTCGGCGTGAATTCCTGCGTCAGCTGCGCCGTGTCGGCCTGCTGGTTTTCCTGCTGCTGCGGCGCCGCGAGTTGCGTGGTCGTCTGCGCCACCCTGGCCGCATTCTGCCGCGCGATCGCCGCCTGCTCCTCGGCAAGTTGCTGCTGCCGCTGCACCATGCGGTCGCGCACGTCGTCCTGCTCGTTCTTGCGAATGAGCATGGACCCGAGTTGCAGTGCTGCGGGGATGATCGTTTCTGCGCCGAACGACATGATTCTCTCCTACGGCCTCACCGTGACCGCGTTGGACCGAGTACCGAAATTGAGCGGCGTGTAGCTGATCGGCTGATTGCTCTGCCCGGCCTGATACGCGCCGACCCCGTTGGTCATGTACCGCCCGAACAGGTCGCCCAGGGCCGAGAACGTCGGTTGCGCCGACAGGCTCTTGACCGCCCCCGCCGCCAGCGTCGCCGCCGCGCCGGGGTCCGCCCCCGCCGTCACCTGCGACACCAATGCCTGCCGCTGGTTCTCGACCTGCTGCCGGCGCTGATTGGCGAAGTCCTCCGCCTGCGAGGATTCGTCCACCAACTGCCGCTGGTAGTCGCGCTCGAGCTCACCCGCCGCGCGCTGGTACTCGCTGTTCGCCGTGTTGCTGAACTTGTACGGCAAGGTCCGCTGCGCCGCCTGATACTGCTCGTTGATGAGCGGGGTGTAGTGGTCTTTGTGCATCTTGGCGATGTTGGCGAAATACTCGTCGCCGAACCCGCCGGTCTTTTCCGTGCCGGTGTAGAGTTCGCGCCCGCCGAACTGCTCCGCCGCGGGGAGCGATGCCGTGGTGACCGTCGTCGGCCGCAGCCACGAATACTGTCCGTCTCCGGTCGCGTCGTAGGCTTCCATCCCGCCGGTCTGCGTCGTCTGCATGCCCGTGGCAGGACTCCACACCGACCCGTCCGCGTTGTAGTAGGTCTGCCCTGGCGCGTAGGCCGTCGCCCGGTTCACGCCTCGCGTGGTGCCGTCGAACGCCTTGTTGATCGCATCCAGCCCGGCGCGAATCTGCGCCTGCCGCTGCGCCTCGCGCGCACCCGCGCCACCGTCACCGCCGCCGCCGCTGTCGCCGCCCATCATGGCTGCCACTCCTCGTAGTTCTCGTGATGAAAGAATTCGCGCATCGCCAGACTGACGCCGCGCATGTGGTCGTACCCGCCGACCACGAACGCGCACAGCATCGCCAGTTCGATGCCGAGGTTGCGCAGGAAGAACGCCTGATGCCGCTTCCAGCCCGTCTCGTGCTGCCACGCATTGCTGTCGTGCCATGCGTTGATCGACAACACGATCACGCCCATGAACATCGCGTGGTTCGCCATGAACAGCCGGTTGGTCTGCAAGCGCACCATCGCCGCCTCGAAGGCATGCGTCACCGCACCCTGCTCCGGCATCTTGTCGCCGTCCACCAGGTCGTCCCACACCTCCGCGATGTGCGACACCTGACGCAGAATCGCGCACGCATCCTCGTTGCCAAGCATCCACTCGCGCAACTTGGCGTCGCGGTCCATGCGCCAATCGGGCGTGTCCCAGGTCATCGTCCGCGTCCCTGCATGTTGAAACCGTTTCTAACCATCATGTCAACGATGGCGTCTCCTATTTTTGACAGGACGCCACGCGGATCTTCCGATTGCCCTTCCCACACTCCTCCATACGGTCGAGACGTTTGCGAAAAGTAGTAGTCCTTCAACGGCTGATATGGCGCCCCAAGGTTTCCGACAAACAATCTGTCTCCTATCGGGGATTCAGTTATTGGCGTTCCTTTTGGCAAGGACGCCTCATAGCCGAATAAGTTAGCCAATTGTTCTTCTGCGGTTCGACCCGCCCTCATGCCCCAATACTTGCCGTTCTCCTGATTCTCCGGCTGAATAGCAGACATATTTTCCATCAGCAAAAACCTTGCGCTATTCCCTAGCGCATCCGCTGACACACGATTTTCAGGGCCAAATCCAGCGCGCACATCGTGCAATCCAACGCCGGGCTGGCCGATCCGTTGATGCAGCGCTTCATGCCCCATCGTGTTGGCCACATCTCCGGCATTTGTGATGACCACAGTGCCGGGCGCGCCGTTCTGCGACTTCATGGTGTATCCGGCCGCGTTGAGTTGCTCGTTGGTGAAGCGCGGATCTTTTGGAGCAAAGAACGGCAATTCCACGTTTTTCCCCGCAGACGCTTCTTGCGCCCATCGCGGAGGCTTCGTGCTCGCAGCGCGCGCAATCCGCTGTGCTATGTCTGTCATTTCGCCTCCGCCCCTTCGTATTCCAGCGCGATCTTGCTCAGACTCGCGTACCCCGCTCCGCGATGCACCAGCACAGGNNNNGCAATCGTCTCCTCGGGGAACGTCACCCCGCCCAACGTGCCGACGTACACCACGTCGTTCTCGTCGTTCGGGTTGATGAGCAGGGAGCACTCCCAATCGCCGGTTGTCGCCACGTCCATCCCGCGCCACTGCTTGAACGTGGCATCCTTGCTCACCGTCATGAACGGCAGCGCCGCGGTCACGTCGTAGTCATTCCCGTACTCCGCGTTGCTGTCGCCGCCGTACAGGTAGATCACATCCCCCGAGCGCGCGTAGATGCGCCCGCCGAACGACACGAGATCGCCGATCGTGAACCCCGGCTCGTACCATGACCACGCGCTGATCTTCTTGCTCGGGAAGTACGAGAACACAAACACCCGCTCACCGATGACCAGCCAGAACCGGCCATCCCTCGGGTCGGTGATCGCGCACGCGGCCTCCACCACGCCCGCTGCCTGCGCGTCCATCCACTCGAGCACCGCCGGGTCGATCGGCGTGCCGACATCGTTCACGCCCGCCGTGTTGGTGTAGTTCCGCGCCCGCAGAGAACGAATCCCCGCATCCGACAGGTAGAACGTGTCCAGGTCGCCGAACGGCCGCGCCGCCCGCGGGCTCTTGGTCCCGGTGTCGCCAAGGATGGTCACCGATGCGTTGTTCGCCGGGTCGTCCGGCATGCTCCACACCTGCGCCATCGTGCGCGAGAAGAACACCATCTTGTCCTGGTACTTGGACATGGCCGTGATCGTCTCGCTGCCGCCCTGCGCCGTGTTCATGTTCTGGAACCCGGCACCGGACGCGGTATCGAACGTCACCGCCGTGTCGATCTTGGAGAAGTAGTCGATGCTGTTGATCGGCGCATGCACCTTCCGGCCATGCGTCATCACCAGCGTCCCCCACCCCGGCGGCTTGGTCCCGCCCGCCCCCATTTCCGTCACCGCCGCCGTGTCGTAGAAGTGCCGCACGTCGCCGTTGTCGTATCCGGCGATCGCGTAGATCTTCCCGTCGTACAGATCCCACGAGTACAGGCGCGTCATCACCGCGCCGGGCGCCGTCGGGTGCTGCAACCTCTGGTACGTGACGCCGGTCGGAATGCCGCCTGGCGTCGCCGCGCTGCCGAACACGTACAGGCCGGTCGTCGTCCTCGCCAGCCCGAACGTCCCGGCCGGCAGGCTGTACTTCGATACGAACGCCTTGCGCTTCTCGAAGTCACCGCCCCGGTTGACATGGCCGTTGATCCCCGACCACATGGCGCCCGGCTGAAACACGTAGCGCGGACGCGAACGGTCCACGCCGGAGGCCAGGTTCTCGAGGACTGCGTAAGGCATGGCTACCCATGCTTGTAGAGTTGGTACGGGTGCCGCGGGTACGTGCGGCTATGCTCCCGCACCACGCCGCGCCCGAGCGTGACCCGCGTCCGATCGGCCATGTTGCCGCGCAGTCGCGTGCGCCGACGCTCCGCCGCCGCGAGCTTCATGTCGCTCGCCGCCTTCTGCCCGTTCTCGGCCATCAGTTCCGCCGCGACGTACAGCGAAATCATGATGTCGTCCAGGTCGGCGCGGTTGGTGTCGGACACGTACTGCTCGACCGCCTTCTGCCCCTCGAAGCCGACCCAATTCGAGTACGGCGCCGCGGCGTCGCCGTCGCTTGCCGGCACCGGCCAGATCTCGAACTGCGACTCGCTGTAGAAGTCCCACCGCAGCACCGGGTCGGCGCGCGAGCCGTTGTCGGGGTCCAGCCCGGAGTAGTTGGCGAACTCGATGCCGTAGTCCACCACCCGCCAGACGTTGCCCCACTTGAGCCACATCTTGTCGATCTTCTGGACGTTCAGCCCGGTCGGGAAGTCGTAGAACCGCTGCCCGGCCTGCAGTTGCTTGCGGCTGTGGTCGTAGTCACGATTGATCTGCAGGTGCTCCCAATCGTAGTCCTCGACCAGCGTCGTGTAGTGACGCTTCACCAGTTGCTTGATGTGATCCAGATGGTCGATCCCCCGGGACGAGTTGGAAGAAAGGCGCGCCTCGTTGCGCGCCATTTCCACGATTGCCCCGAAGGTGTTGCGCAGCATGTCAGGACTTGGCCGTGCTGCGCACGAACGTGCCCTTTGCCGTCGCCGCATCCTCGATGGCGGCCAGCGACTCCGCGGCATCCTGACGTTGCTCCTCGTCCTCCTCCTTCTTCGCCAGCCAGGCGTCGAAGTTGAACAGGGTCACGCCGAACACCTTCTCGACCAGCTTGCGGCCGTCGATGCGCGTCGGGTCTTGCGAGTAGCGGTCGGCCAGGTCGTGAAACTCCTCCTCGCGCGTCCAGCCATCCAGCGCGCCGCGCAAGGCCACTTGCGACACGGCATCCTGCCCGTGCAGCGTTTGCAGCAGGCGGATCTCCTCGCCCGTGATGCGGCGCTTCGGCACGGTATGCAGCAGGTTGCCACCGAGGGCCACCAGGCAGTCGTACACCTTGATTTCTTCCTTGTCCTGCTTCATGCACTTCTCCCGGTAAATCGGCAGGGGCACATGCCCCTGCCGTTGTCACCCATCAAGCGATCGAGTAGACGCCGGACGAGTTGAGTTGCCGCGCCTCGATGGCGCCCGTGCAGGTGATGGCCATGTACATGGCGTACTTCTCCACCGGGCGCTTCGGAGTGTGCTTGCGCATCCACTCACCCTTCATGTCGCGCAGCTTGATCGCGTTCATGTCGAGCACGTAGAGGTACTTGGACAGCGACAGGTCATCCAGCATCGGCTCGTACACGATGTCGATGCCCTTGAACTGCAGGTCGGCGATGCTGGCGTCGATCTTGCCGTTCTTCGCCCACCCTTCCTGGGTGTAGTTGCCCTTGTTGCGCAGTTCCTTCTCGAACGCCTCCATCAGATCGGACCCGGCGTACATCTTGTGCATCGGGTTCTTCGCGTAGCGGCGAAGCTGACGCATTTCCTTCTGCAGCGTGTTGACGAGGTTCTGGTTCGACGCGGTGCTCGCGTCGATCAGCAGACTCGCGCGGTTGCGCCACCAGGAATTCGCCGCCCGGTCGATGCCGAACGTGGTGCCGGTGGTCGGCGCGGTCAGGATGAACGACTGCACGCCGGGAATCGCCTTGGCGTCCTGCGTGCCATCGCGCCAGAACATCTCGTGCAGCGACCGGAACGAACCCTCGTACAGATCCTCGATCTTGTCCTCGAGGATGTTGTTCAGCTGGATCAGTTCCGCCTCGCTGACCGGGCTCGCGGAGAAACTGTCGCCGTCGGTGACGACGATGCCGTTCTTCTTGAGCTCGGAGTAGGTGACCTGGATGCCGGCGGAGGTTTCGTACCACTTCACCTGCGCGCGCTTCACGTTGACGGGGTTGATGTACTCCTGCTCGTCGTCATGCTCGTAGCCGCGCATGGTCGATGAGTAGACGCCCTTCACGGCCTCGGTGATGTACTCCTTGCCGCCCGGGAAAGACTTCTTGTTGGCCACCAGGTCCGCGTAGAGCGGACGGGCCTGCTTGATTTGCGAGGTGATCTCGCCGCGCTGATGGAAGTCGAGCGCGGTATTCGCCAGGTTGGCGAGTTCGGCTGCGGTGAATGCCATGATGGTTCTCCAAGTGAAAGACACGCGGTTTCCCGCACACTCGGAGGCGATCCCGACAACGCCAACACCGCAGCCCTGTCACGCGCAGGCGGGTGCGAATCCGCCATTGCGACCGGAGGCGATCCCGGTATCAGCCGACTACTTGACGCCCTGCCGCCTGCAACCGCGCACGCATCGCTTCCAGCGTGTTGCGCGGCGCCGGCACATGCGCCCCCCCATTCGGGGTTGGCAACGGATCGGTCGCCTGACGCCTGGGCGTGATCGACGCCAGTTCGTCCGTGACCGCCTTCACCACCTTGCGATACCGTTCCACCGCCTCCTGGGCGGTGCCCGGCACGCCTTCCGACGCATTGAGCGCCATCATCCTGTCGTGGATCCACGCCTTCTTCTTGCCGTAGTCCACGTCCTTCGCAGCATGGGACCGCTCGGCCTCGTTCAGCGCCGTGCGGATCGAATCGACGTGCTGCTGAAACTGCGCCTGCTCGGCGCGCTGCCGCTCCGCCGCGGTCATCGTGTCGGTGCGCTGCGACAGGAATTCCCGCTCACGCCGCAGCCGCGCCAGTTCGCGCGCACGGTCCTCGGTGATCTCGCCGGTCTGCACCGCGCTTTCCAGATCCTCGGGAAGCGTCGCGCCGGCCCGCCGCTGCAACTCCTGATAGATCGGCGTCACCGCTTCCAGCGCCTTGAACGGGTCGGCCTTCATCAGCGCCGTCAGTTCCAGCCCGCGCGTGAACTCCTCCTGCGTCAAGCCGGAACGGGTCGCCCACTCGGAAAGCGCCTGGTAGTGCTGCGCATGCTCCTTCATCGGCGACAACTCGCCCACCTGCCGCTCGAGGTCGGCGATCTTCGCCCGCGTGGCTCGGCGCTCGGCGCGCAGTTCCTTCACCTGCACGTCCAGCGGCTTGCCCTTGAACGCGGCCTTCTGCTCCGGCGTCTCGCCAGGATCCTCGTCCTCGGCCTTGGCCTCCTTCTCGCCCTCCGGCTTGGCCTCGGCATTCGCTTCCTCGGCGGGCTTTTCGGCCGCGCGCATTTCCGCGAGCCGGTTGGTCAGCGCCTCAAGCGTGGAAGCCGGCTTGGACCCTTCTCCCTCGGCGGGCTTCGAGGTCGTGCCCGAGTCCTCGTTCTGACCAGGTGCGTGCGCTTCGGGAGAAGGATCGGTCGTCGCTTCGACTTGTGCGGTTTTGTCTGCCATGAGTGTCACGAAGAATGTGCCGTGAATAGCCTACATCATCCCCGGCGGGCCTGCTGACACGTCCAGCCCCTGCCGCACCGCGCCGACGCCGGTCTGCCCCTGCCCCTGCGCGTCCGCCTGCGGCCCGCCCGGCGTGTTCGCCGCGCCCTCCCCGCCCTGCTGGTTCGGGTCGGTCATCGGGTTGCCGGTGGAGGGCTGCATCAGCCTGGCCATCGCAATGATCGGCATGGCGCCGGACAGCATGGCCTCGTCCTCGTCCACCGTGTCGTCCATTTCCCGCACGATCTTCCCGGCCAGCCACTTCGGACTGATCTCGCCGGTTTGCAAGGCGAACGGCATCAGCCGCTCCATGTTGGCGATGGTCAGCGCCTTGTTCGGCCGCCCGGTGGAGCCCGCCTTGATGTCCAGCCACACTTCCGCGGCGATCTCCTCGCGCGACAGTTCCGGCCACATCGCCCCCTCGCCGACCAGCGTCTTGACCGTCTCGGGCCGCATTTCCATCAGCAGCAGTTGCCCCGTCGCGCGCACCACGGTGGTCAGCCACTCGTCCAGTTCGTCGATGTTGCTCTGGATGCCGCTGACCCGACCCGCCTCGGCAATGGTCGATTCCGTTGCCGTGTTGCCGCTGGTGCCGCCGAAATTCGCCTCCTGGGTCTGCCGCTGCCGCTGGATGTCCGCGAAGAATTGGTCGTCGGAGTAGATGTTCGGGTCCACCGGCATCGTCGGCTTGGGCATGACCACGGTGCGGATGTCCGTGCCTGGCGGAATGCCGTCCATTTCGACCAACTCGCCGTTCTCGTGCGTGGCCAGCGCCATCTTGTCGTCGGAGGTCAGCGCGCCCTTCGGGCTGATGTACGCCGGCCGGTTGCTCACCCTCTGCTGCACGAATTCGTCGCGCGCCCGGTTGATCTCCATGCACTGATGCCGGATCAACTCGACTTCGCTCGGCGGCCACGGATCTTCGTCGTCCTCGATCGCGTTGAACGCCAGCGGGAAAATCGGGTGAAACTGCTCCGTCTCGATGTCCGGCGCCCCCTGCTTGAGAATCCGCGGGTGCCCATCGACCATGTGATAGCAGACATGCCGCACCAGGTCGTAGATGATGAACAGGCACGCCTTGCCGTCCTTCTCGCCCACCGCCTTGCCACCGCGCCCGTACTGCGTGAACTGCTTCTCGATGTCCACCTTGTAGTACCGCTCGATCTGCTCCGGCGTCAGCATCCACTCCTCGGCGATCCAGTCGCACCCCTCGAACATGGGCACGTTGGTGCATTCCTCCGGCACGATGATCTGCCAGGACTTGAGGAAGGTGAAGGTCGGGCCTTCGCGCACCAATTGCTGCGACTGCGCCTGCAGGGTTTCCAGCGTCGTCCGCAGTTCGGCCATTTCGGCGGACTGCTCCGGTATCTCCCCCTCCGCGCGCTCGTGCAGCATGCGCTCGAGCTCGGCGATCTGCCGCGAGCAATCGGCAATCGAGCGCACCACGGTCGGGTTGTCCTCGTAGACACGCTGATACCCGAGTTTCAGGTAGCCGATGCCGCAGGTGTCCACGCGCCGCACGAACTGCTTGAGTTGCGTTTTCATGCGCGGCGTCGGCTCGTCGAAGAAATACTGCACCAGCTTCTCCGCCGTCTTGGCGATGCGCTCCACCTGGCTCTTGCGGACCATCCCGTTGCGGATGTCCTCCACCAGCGCCATGACCTCGGGAGGAGCGTTCGGGCCGAATTGCTGCACCGCCTGCTGCGCCGCCTGCCATTGCTCCGTGCTGCCGTCCCATATCGAATACCACATCCGCGTCTTGGCCTTGCCGACCACGCGCGGGTTCTTGGCGTAGATCGCCGCGACACGCTGGTTGATGTGCGACAGCGCGAGGTTCACCACGTAGCGGTTGTCGTCGTTGCCGACCTCGCCCATCCACTGTTTGCCGTGGATGAATCGCTGCATCTTCCGCATCGCATCGAACTTCTTGTTCCAGTGCGTGCGCGCCTTGCAGACCCGCTCGGTCCACTGCGTCACCAGCGCCGATTCGGCCGGGTCGATCGGCTTGTTCTCGTCGTCGGCTTCCTGAATCGCCCCGATTTCTTCCATCACCATGCCCTCTTGATCCGCCCAGGCACGGCCCGGGCCTTCTCACGATCGGCCGCCCACCGCGTCCAGGCCAGCGTGCCCACCTTGGGCTCGATCACGTTGTTTTCCTTCTTCACCCCGGCGGAGATCAGTTGCGCAGACCCCTGGCCCATGATCCCGCACATGTCGCAGAAGTCATCTTCCTTGTCGTTGCCGGTGCCGGTGAACTTGAGCATCTGTTCCTTCGCCGCCGGCCACCACGGCGCGAACGTCGGGAAACGCACCCGGCCCATCGCACACAGGGTCCGAAACGACTGCGACCGCTTGCCCTTGTCGCCGACCACCGGGAACTTTTCGATGTGGACGAAATTGCCCTTGCCGGCCCGCGCGCGCTCCATCATCCGGCGCTCGAGAAACGGCCCGATGGCCGTGTCGATCTGCCCCTTCTCCATGTACGCCGTCAGGATGCCGTAAGACCCGCACTGATCAAGCATCCAGTCCACCCACTCGTCCGCGCCCGCCTTCTTCCAGTACAGCGTCGGCATCAGCCACAGCGAAGGCTCGGGCGACTCGTCCACACCCCAAATGCCGATGGCCGTCTTGTCGGCCCCGTACTTGGTTGATACCGCCAAGTCGCCGGACAGGTAGTACCGCATGTTCTTGGGCAACTGCTTGTGCTCGTAGCCTTTCAGGTGCTCGATCTGATAGAACGCACCCTCCGGCGGCGTCGGCTTGCCCATGTGCAGCGCGGAGAAACCAGCCGGGTCCATCCGCCGCACCGTCTCAAGCATCTTAAGTGACCGTCGCTCCGGCCACAGAGCGTCGCCCACCTTCTTCCCGAGAATCGACGCGATCTTTTCATCGTCCATGATCTCGGGAATGTTGATGTAGGTCCACTGGTCAGCAACATCTTTGTCGTAGTGCGGATTTGTCGGGTCCGTCAATCTCGCAATAAGATCGTCGTCTGACCATCTGGTATGTATCACTATCACGGCGCCCGTGTTTCGCATGCGAGAATTCACAACGCGAGTGAATAGCGACCACACTTCCTCGCGCGTCGCAAGTGAGTCCGCGTCGTTCTTGTTCTTGTACGGGTCGTCAATGATGAATAAGTCTGCCGACCGTCCGGTTCCTCCACCATCGCGTCCAATGAACGCCATCGCGCCGCCATCGACAATGGAAATAAGTTTTTGCCCTTTGTTGTCAAGCCTCACGTGCGGGAATACGTCTCGATATTCCTGCGATTCCATGATGCGGACAATGTTGCGACCAAACTCCTGAGCAAGCTCTTGGTTGTAGGCGGCAATGATCGCGTACCGCTCGGGGAATTGCCCCGCTATCCATGCTGGAAATGCAATCGTACAAAGCGCGCTTTTACCGAATTGCGGCGGCATCGAAATGGCCACTCGCAGCGTTTCTCCGTCTCGCACCTTATGCAGTAATTCCGCAAGTACCTTGTGGAAGGTCTGCACGTCATACCTTGACCTGTCAACATCGCCAGGATAATCCGGGTCTGGCCTGATGTACTTCATGAATGTCAGAAGGTCGCCGCGCGCCAGCGAAGCCGCCTCGATCTTCTTGAGCATGCGGACGTAGGTATCCAGGTCAGGGCCCAACGCCTTGACCAGTTCCTCCGGCGTCAGCTTCGCCAGCTCGTCGATCTTCGCCGCGTCAAGCATTCGGCACGTCCATCTTCGTGCACAGGGCGATGTGCGACACGTACGCCTTCACCTTCTTCGCCACGTCCGCGGCCACCGGCAGCGCGCGCTGGCACGCCGACTCCGATTCCACGAAGTACACCACCGGGCCGGCAATGGTCGTGCCGCCGAGGTAGACGATCAGGATCAGGGTGTACATGGCCTACTTCTTCATCGCGTCGGCCACGCTCGGGATCACCTTCTCGACGCTGCGCCCGATCACGTATCCGCCCAGGCCGAGTTGCACGATGTCCCACAACTTGAGGTATTCGGCCTCGCTCAGATTCGGCGCAGCCCATCCGAACCACCGCGCGACGATCAGCGCCGTGAAGATCAGCATGGTGAGGGGGCGCCAGTTCGCCGCCAGCCAGTGACTCGACGCGGCCTCGGTTTTCACGATGTCCGCCTGCGCGGCGAAGGTCGTGAGGATCATCTGCACGTTCTGGCGCTCCTTCTCGCCAGCGTCCGGCCAGAACTTGTCGATCAGCTTGCCGCCGACCTCGAGTGCCGCGCTGATGGGATCAAGTGCCATGACTCACCTCACGGATAGAAAACGCGGTTGCCGGACTTCGGCGCCACGATCTGCACATGGCACCACCCCTTTGTGCTTGCCGGGTTTTCAATCCACAACCCGATGCGTTCCAACGTCTGCAGGTGCGTCAGGCACCATTCGTCCAGATCGCCCTCGGGGTCCGCGATGTCGATGGCCTGCCCTGTCATGTGCTTGGACCGCGGCGCCGCGCCAGGCGTGCGCTCGTTGATCTCGGGAGGCCGCCACCCGCTGTTGACCTTGCGGATTTCAGTGTCGTGCGTGTCGAAGCGGAATTCGGCCAGCAGCACGTTCGCACGCTTTACCGTCTCCTCGGCGTTGCGCACGATGTCGGCGGTCAGCGAGGATCCAAACGTCTTGTCGCGGCCCATCCAGTAATCGACCAGGGTTATCACTTGTCCGCCTTCCCGGCAAGGCCGTTGTGCAGCGCCATCAGGATTTCCCGGTGCCTGTCCTCCGCGCGCCTGCTGTACTCGTCCAGCCTGTCGAAGATCTTGCTGATGTTGTCGCGCTGCCGGTCCATTTCCAGCGTGTCAGCCTTGGCATCAACGCGCTTGGACAACTCGCTCAGTTCGCCCTTGCTCGCCTTGTTCGATTCCCTTGCTTCAAGAGCGTCCACGCGCCCCTCCGTCTTTTTCCAGACATGCGCGCCGATGGCAAACAGAGCGCCGATCAGCGCGTAGATGGCGTTCTTTGCGTCGTTCAACCAATCCATGCG